AGTGTTAAATCAAGAGAAGCCGTTGAAATACCATATGATAAAACCGCAATGCAGTCTTATATAAACAAATTAAATAAGGTTGCTATAAAGAGTGGTTTTAAGGTATTGGGTAGCATTGACACTACTTTCAAATCAGAACCAAAACTAGCAAGCGTTTTGACGCAGCCAGTTACATTGTATCCTACTGGCGAAGCTGTAACTAAGTCTTTGAAAGATTGGTTAAAAGGATTAAAGTTTAAAACTCCTCTTATTACCCGTGAACAATTTTTGAAAGCGGTTGATAGTAAGAATATCAGTCAAGATTTTCCAGGTCAAGATGTAAATAAAATAGTTAATGATACTATTGTTTATCTAACCACAATTAAATTGGGAGATGAAATATTAAAAAATGCTACCAGTGAAATTGGAGACTTGGAAAAACATGAAGGTATAGTTGTGAGAGACTCAAGTATTTATGGCAATCCATTTAAAATTACAGGAAGTTTTATTATAAAAGGTCTCGGAAGTAAGTTTAAGAAATAAATTAAATACATATTTGTTATGAAGAAAGCATCAGGTAAAAGTAATCTTTTATTTTTTTAATCATATTTATTCTATATGAATGAAAGGTCTATGTCTAATACCGGAATATATAAAATAAAAAATATCATCAACAACGATTGTTATATTGGAAGTGCATCATATACTTTTAATAAACGATGGAATACACATAAACACCAATTAAAAAATAATAAACATCATTCTATTATTCTTCAAAGAGCGTGGAATAAATACGGAGAAAACAATTTTAATTTTGAAATCATAGAATATTGTGAACCATCTGAATGTCTAATAAAAGAACAACATTATTTGGATAATTTAAAACCAAAATATAATATAAATCCTAATGCTGAAAGTCCACTTGGCAGAAAACTTAAACCAGAAGACTGTAAAAAAATATCAGATAGAACAAGTGGTATAAAAAATCCATTTTTTGGAAAACATCACACAGAAGAAACTAAAAAATTACTTTCGGAGAAGTTGAAAGGAAAAAATAAAGGAAAATTTTTGGCAGAAAAAAACCCAATGTATAAAAAAACACATTCTGATGAAAATAAAAAAATAATGTCTATATCTAGTAATCAATTTTGGAATAGTGAAATGGGAATAAAATTAAAAGAAATCAAATCAAAAGAAAAATTAGGAAAAACTAATCAATTTGCAAAAAAAGGAACAGAACATCCGAATTTTGTTTCTACAACATACAGATTCTTAAATAAACAATCAAATGAAGAATTCATGGGAACTATGTTTGATTTTAGAAAAAAATATAAACTGTGTTCAGATGTTTACTATCTATTAGATGGGAAAAAGAAAAAGTATAAACAATACAAAGGATGGGTTGTAAGTTATGAAAACTAATACTGGTAAAAATATAAAACTAAAAACGGGTAAATCTAATTTAGATATAGTTAGAAGTTATTTAAACGGGGAAAAGGCATTCGTACAAGTTGGCTATGATGCCAATTTAGAGAATAATAAACGCAAAGAAGGTGACGAATGGGAGGACAGTCAAGGTCGCAAGTGGATATGGAAAAATGGAAGCAAACGAAGAATTTCGAAACGTGCTACCATTATCAACGAACAACGTTGTAAATGTTGTAATATGGATGTTCGTTGGGGCAATTATTTAGATGATCGTGTTTGGCCCAAAACAGGATATTGTTATGATTGTTTTATCGATTTCCAAACAAATCTTAAATTGATTGGAATGTTTGAAGTTTATAACGAATTGCAAGATTTTAAAAATGAACGTGGTATTTTAGAAGATTATAAGAAAAAGTTTGAAGAAAGTAAAAAGTTTTGTGAAGAAAATAAAGATAAAGATGTTACATTTCTTGAGGAAGATGGATCGTTTGAAAAGTGGGATGGTAATATAGATTACAATAAAATATTTGAAGATTTGACAAAGGATATAGGTGTTATTGACGTTCGATTGGAAGAATTGAATCTTAAAATAAAAGAGTACGAAGAGAAATATGAGTCAGCCAAATCTAAGAGAAATAATAAAGCAGGAGTATAAGAAGTGTATTGAGGATCCTATATACTTCATGAAGAAGTATGTGAAGATTCAACATCCTATTAGAGGTACCGTTGGATTTGAACTTTATCCATTCCAAGAAGAGGCTTTACAAGACTTCGTTGATAATCAATTAAACGTTGTTCTTAAGAGTCGTCAGATGGGCATCAGTACTCTTACAGCCGCTTATGGGTTGTGGTTAATGACGTTCCACAATGATAAAAATATTCTTTGTATTAGTATTACGCAAGAAACTGCGAAGGAAATTGTTACCAAAGTTAGATTTGCTAATGATAACTTACCAAGTTGGCTTAAGGTACCTTGCGTAGAAGATAATAGATTATCATTACGTTTAAAGAACGGTTCTCAAATCAAAGCAGTATCTTCTGCTGGTACAGCTGGTCGTTCTTCTGCACTATCATTACTAATCATCGACGAAGCTGCATTTATTGATGGAATCGAAGAAATTTGGTTGTCTGCTCAATATACACTGTCTACCGGTGGTAGAGCTATTGTATTAAGCACTCCAAATGGCGTTGGTAATTTTTTTCATAAAACTTGGGTTGAGGCTGAAGAAGGTAAGAATAATTTTAAGACAATTAGATTACCTTGGCATCTACACCCAGAACGTGATCAAGCTTGGAGAGATAAACAGACAGAATTATCAGGAGTAAAAGGTGCAGCACAAGAATGTGATTGTGACTTTAGTACATCTGGTAATCAAGTTGTAAGTGTAGACGTTCTTGAGTTTTACAAACAAACCTATCTAAAAGATCCCGTTGAAAAACGTGGTAATAATCAAGACTTATGGATTTGGGATTATCCCAATTATAGTAAAAATTATATATTGACAGCTGACTGCGCTAGAGGAGATGGTGGAGATTTTAGTGCATTCCACGTTATAGATATAGAAACAATGGAACAAGTAGCTGAATATAAAGGTCAGTTAACTACAAAAGATTATGGCAATTTATTGGTTAGTGTTGCTACTGAATACAATAATGCTTTGTTGGTAGTGGAAAATAACAATATAGGATGGGCTACATTACAACAAATTATTGATAGAGATTATCAAAATACGTTTTATAGTGCGGCAGATTTGACCGTGGTTGACGTAGAAAAAACATATTCCAACAAATTAAATACAGCTGATAAAAAGTTAATTCCTGGATTTGCTACAACCAGTAAAAATAGACCTTTAATTATAAGTAACTTGGAATTATTTTTTAGACAAAAACAAGTTATAATGAAATCCAAAAGACTATATGAGGAACTGAATGTATTCATTTGGAACGGACCAAAAGCAGAAGCTATGAAGGGATACAATGACGATTTGGTTATGGCAATTGGAATTGGTTTGTGGGTACGTGAAACTGCTTTGAAACTTAGAAACGAACAAATAGCTTATAATAAGGCTATTGTTTCAAAAATATCAAAAGTAACAAGTCAAATTTCAATTCCAAAACAAGTGAGTGCTGTACCTGATCACCACAAAACTATGGATTTCACCGTTAATGACAAAAAAGAAAGTTTAACTTGGTTGTTGTAAATACTTATATACTATAGATAAATAATATGTCAGATAAATCTTTTCAAGAATTAAGAAGTCGATCTTTGTTTGCTCGTTTGAAACGTTTGTTTTCAAATGATGTGATTGTTCGTAACGTTGGTGGTAAAAAATTAAAAGTTATCGACACTGATGAAATTCAGTATGCTACAGATCGTAATAGTTTAAGAGACCGTTTTAATAGATTACGTACAACTTCGTATAATCAATATACCAGAGATTTCAATTTATCATATCAAAGTAGCCGGGTTGAATTGTTTAGAGATTATGATACGATGGATATGGATCCAATTCTTGCATCTGCATTGGACATTTATGCGGATGAATGTACAACCCGAAATGAAATGGGTGAAGTAATTCACATCAAATCTTCCAACGACGAAATTAAGAATATTCTACACAATTTGTTCTATGATATTCTAAATATCGAATTTAACCTGTGGAGTTGGGCACGTTGTATGGTTAAATATGGCGATTTTTACCTACGTCTTCATATTAGTCCTGAATATGGTGTTTATTTGGTAGAACCATTGAGTACATATTATGTAACTCGCGTAGAAAATGCACATTTAACCAATAAAAACTTTGTTAAATTTCAAGTCAATTTGCCATACGGAAACAAATTGGAAGATTTGGAAAACTATCAAATTGCACATTTTAGATTATTGAGTGACAGTAACTTTCTACCATATGGAAAAAGTACTTTAGAAGGTGCTCGCCGTGTATGGAAACAATTGAGTTTGATGGAAGACGCAATGTTAATTCATCGTATTATGCGTGCTCCTGAAAAACGTATTTTCAAAGTTGATATTGGTAATATTCCACCAAATGAAGTTGATAATCATATGCAACGCATTATGGACCAAATGAAAAAGGTTCCATATTTGGATCAACAAACTGGAGATTATAATTTAAGGTTCAATCTACAAAACATGGTAGAGGACTTTTTCTTGCCAGTTCGTGGTAGTGATAGTGGCACTAGTATTGAAAATTTATCTGGATTGGAGTGGACAGGTACAGATGATATTGAGTACCTTCGTAATAAAATGATGGCAGCACTTAAGATACCCAAAGCATTTTTGGGGTATGACGAATCTTTGAGTGGTAAAGCTACATTGGCAGCTGAAGACATAAGATTTGCTAGAACAGTACAACGTATACAACGTATTATGGTTAGCGAATTGAATAAAATTGCAGTTATTCATTTGTACAGTCAAGGATATAGAGATGAGTCGTTGGTAGATTTTACTCTTGAGTTGACTAATCCATCCACTATCTTTGAAAAAGAAAAAATAGATGTATACAAGAGTAAAGTTGAACTTTGCAAAGATATGCAAGAACAAAAAGTATTTTCTAAGAAGTGGATTTATGAAAATATTTTCGGTTTGTCAGATCAAGATATGATATCCTTGCAAAAGCAACTAATTGACGACGCTAAAGGAAATTATAGATTTAAACAAATTGAAGAAGAAGGTAACGATCCAGCTTTGTCATTTTTAAATAAGGACGATAAAGGCGACCAAGGCGCAGGTGGTGGATCTGAGCCAGGTCCAGGAGCTGAACCTGGAGCAAATTCTGCTCCAGAAAGTGGAGCTGAAGCTGGTGGCGCGGGTGATACAGAAACTAAAGCTGGTGCTGAAAAATCAACTCCACCAAAATTAGCAGAAAAACGTGATCAAACAGGCAGAAAAGATGCTAGTAAATATCCATTTGGAGAAGATCCGTTTGGCACATTGGAAAACAATAGACGCAGTGATTTATCAGTATCACACAAATATAAGAATGGATCTCCGTTGTCATTGGAGTCTATTAAGGGATTGACCGATTTGTTGAAAACATTGGATCAAGAAAAAGAAATTTTAAGAGAAGGAAACGAAAAATCTTTTATGGATGAACAAAATATAAAAGAATAGTATAATTCCTATATATTTAACCACATTGATTATATTTATAAATAATAATAAATAATATG